ATGGGCCGAAAAAGCAATGACAGGAGCAAAACTCAGAGTCATCAGAGCATTGCTTGGGACAAAAGGCTCTTACACAAAGGATGAATTAAAAAAGAATTTCGCGATTCCAACAGTAATATTCTCTCCGGATTATTCAGATCCACAGGTCCGGCAGGCAATGCTGATGCAGGGTATGAATTCTGTAAACAATATGTTCGGAATGCCTCAGATTGAGGTTAAGAATGTAGATTTTGCCACAGATAGCAATATTATCGATGAAGGTGACTTGGACAATCCGGCGTTTACTTCGGAACTTCCGGATGAAGATATGGGCGAAATTCAACAGGAAGCATTTGC